AATCACTCCCAACTGTGGAATCTGGCTTGATTCAAGCTGCAGGTTTGCGTCCTGTGAGTTAATCCTTGTGTTTGCAATATCCAGCACGCCTTCCAGATCAAGGATTCTTCTCTCAATCTGGGATATCCTCACAACAATCATGTCGGTATCTTCCCATTCTTTGGTGAGTTCCAGCAGATACGCCTTGACGCTTTCCTCTGCATCCGGCTTCACCTTTTCCCAGTTGTAACCGTCCTGATAGGTCAGATCAAAGATCACATCAATTTCCAGTTTCTTTGCTCCCGTAACAGTGGCATAATGCCCGATTGGTGCAATCTTCATGCCCCAGCCATGGAAACCAGGCGGGTCAACTGCTTCCTGAATCTCTTCAATCATTTCTTCTGATGGGATGTCATATTCTCCATCCAGAAGCTCAAGCTTTACCGTTCCCGGACCGTTCCAGATTGGATATACCTTAACCGCTCCCACACCCGGAATTTCCTTGACTTTTTCTTTGTAGTATGCAATGTTTCCTGCGTATGACTGATAATTGAAGGAATCCAGCACCCTTTCCCGGTATGATTCGGTGTCTTCTGCATCCTCACCCGGTACAATGATTTCTTCCAACACTGCTTTGGTCAGCCCTTGGATGTATTCAATCGGGATCATGTCCCCCAGATGCCGGTTTCCTTCGGTGCCTGCGGTTTCACACTGGACCTTGTAGGTGTACTGGCTCATACGCTCAATCACTACAAAGTTCACCATGTCCACCGAAAACCGGCTTCCGATTGGAATTTCCATGTTAAACACTGCCCTGCCAATGGCATAGGTTGCGGGATATGGTGAGACTTTCCGTTCCTCGCCATGCCGGATCAGGAACGGTCTGGAAGCGGTGTCTATAAATCCCTCTTGATAGATTCCGTCCATCTCTATCAGAACGTTTTTAATTTCAAGTGCAGCAGCAGAAACAGCGTTCCAGTTAACGGAACCTTCGCTTTTGTCGGTTCCTTCCGGCATACTTTCCAGCATCCGGTTGCGTATCATTTCTACTGTGATATTTTCAAACATTTTCCACGATCACCCCGCTTTCTGTCAGCATCAGCCCAACCGGAAAATTTCCCAGTTCACTTTGCACATTGAAAGTTGTGTGCAATACAGGACCTTCATGGGTAAAAGAAAAGCCGTCCACTTTCGTGATACGGCTGTCTTTGAGTAGGGCTTCAATGATTCTTCTCTTTAGCTCTGGCATAACATACGGCATAGGCTGTCCATACAGATCATAGGTCTGCAATCCATATTCCCATGAATAGATGGGATATTGATACCTTTCTATTCCCAATCGGTGATATACTGCCTGTTTTACCGCCTCAAGCCCGTCTGTCATGCCCGATATGATGTTGCTGTTTAAATCAAGGCGATAGGTCAAACTGGGTTCCTGGACAATCTCAATTGGCTCTCTCAGAAGCCCTTGTGTTTTTGGTATCAAATCATCCATTCCCCCTCTGTTTCCGGGTCTTCGATGCGGTCTAGTACAATATAACGGCTGCCGCCGTTCTGACGGAGCATCATTACATTTTCACCAACCTTCAGGCCATTGTAAATTTTGATTTTCTTTCTGCCTTTATAGGCGTGTTTGTGGTGAGAATCAAAACTGCCGGGTTCCACATTTGGGTGTGTATGTTCCGTTTGAAGAAAAGCATCGTTGACGGTATAATGACTTACTTCAATATCAACTTCATAATCTTTGACCGCATGGGTGAGAATCAAAGCATCTTCTTTGATGGTCTGCTTTTGATTTACTTTGATCTGCAGCGGCTTTACACTGAGGACCTGTCCAAAAAGAACAATGACCGGCTTTTGGGAATTCTGTGCATCCACTGACATCTGTTTCATTGCTTCTAAAACTTCAACCGCTCCCATTAGATGAACTCTCCTCCAATCAGTCTCAGGTCTGCTGACCAGTGATCCGTTGTGATGTGGTGTGTTACCTTTTCCGCTACCATGTAGTTTTGGATTTTTATTTCTCCAAGGTTCAGGATCACCCCAACAGAATTTCCTGCCTGCAGTTTTCCTTTCATCACGCAGCCGCTCACATCCAAGCCCCTTGTCACTTTGTCATAATATTCAAGCAGTGCATCAGCTTTGACCTGTCCGCTGGTTGGATCATTCAGTTGCTCTGTATACTGCAGAACACCCCACCGATTGATGTTTTCACTGTCCTTTGCAATATACACTTCCCTTGTTCCGGTTTCCTCATTATCGTAGTATAACCGGATCTGGTTATAGGTCAGCTCATCAATGGAAGATGTGTATGTGTAGTTTTCGCCGGTCTCCTCATCAATCAGAATGTTGGTTTTCATGCTTTCGATGTTTTTTAGGGTGAGTTTCCCAAAATCATCATACAGCACAAAAAGGGTCCCGGTATTCATCAGTGTGAGGTCCATTGCATTCTGAATGATGTCATACAGTGTTTCCTCTTCCTCATACTGGGTCATGGAATATCCACCGCTTTCCAATGATCCAACATTGAGCCTATAATCCTCTGCAATCATTCGTACCACATCATCTACCTGCTTGTTTTCATATTGGTAGGTGTCATTATTTTTAATCAGATACTTGATCTGGTCATAACAAGTGACTTTGATCTGGTGTGATTTGTCTCTACTTCGACTAAAAACAAACCCATAAAAAAGAGGGATGCCGTTCACCTGTAGTGAAACGGCACTTCCCTCTGCAAATTCAATTCCCTGGTCCTGTATTACTGTAAAAGTAAGCTTCCCTGGGGTGTTTTTTCGGTTTGTTTCCCATGTGATGTCATCCTTGACAGCTGGCTGGATCACAGTGTTTCCTGATTCAATCAGCAGGACAATATCGTTTTTGTATTCGCTCAAAATACGATCACCTGCCCTGCTGATATGATGCTCGGATTGCTAATTCCGTTTTTCTTTGCAACCTCAAGATATTTTTCACCGTTTCCAAGCTGTGTTTGACAGATATTATACAGCGTGTCACCTTCCCGCACAGTGTAGCTTTTAGCAGGCTGTTTTCCCCCTGCAGATACGCCTGCAGAAACCAAGCTTCCTGTTGTGCTTCCCTGCTTTATCTTAACTGTTTTTGCTCCCCAGTCTCGATACTGCAGAAAATTTGCAGTAACGGTTGTATCCATGCCCTCTTTTGCATCGTCTACAATGTTGTAATCTTCCAGTGACACATTGAGGCTTGTATCATGCAGCAGCTGTCCTCCTGGTGTCACGCGGGACACAATGAACGGGAATACCGCTTTTTCAACTTTTAAACTTTCCAGATGTGCAAGCATGGTTGCTATATCAATGGAATTGTTGGAAAAAGTATAGGGCGTAGCTGGTAACAAAATCGGCACGCTGAAAGAAGTTAATCCTGGTTGTTTCAGGATGTTTACTTCTCCCTCGTTTATCAGATTCACCGTTTCATTTTGATTATTGATGGTTGCTGTAATCTTGGAAGGAGTGACAGGAAGCTCCATCCCAGCAATATAAACATGATACATCCTGTCCCCTCCTTATTTATGCACACCTCTTGCAAGCATCTGCGACTGTTCATACAGCACATCAAAAACATGATTTGCAACGCCGTCAAGGTCAACTTCGGAATTAACATTGTTGTGGTTTGTCATCTGAACAGATACATCTGCAAAGGTAAATCGGTTGATTGCCTTTTGCTCTGCAATGTCTCTCATGTATTTGAGATCCTCTTTTGTGATTTCCATTGCATCAGCCATCTTTCCGGTATTTCCGGCAACTGCTGCAAGGTCGCTGCCCATGCTTTGCAGAGGGCTTCCCACGCCATCAAACCCAAACATATCTCCGACACTTTGTTCAATGCCTTTTCCTATGTTGTATCCTGTGTTCCATGCATCACCATATTGAATTCTGTCAAGCTGAGGCGCGCTGTGTTCAACTGTGATTGCATTTTCATTTTTGCCCCAGGCAATAACATCTTGACGTAAACTTTCCAGTCCTGCCGTCCAGTCTGTGCCAAAAATAGCATCAATAATGGTAGTTACAACCTTTCCTAAGTCTAAAAACCATCCAATGATTTGTCCTATTAGGTTTGCCACTGCATCCCCAAAAGAATCAAAGCCTCCCATACAGGCATTCAAAATCCATTCAATGATTCCGATGAATGGCGTAACAAAAGCTGACCAGATCAACTGCACAACTGAATTGATAACGCCCACAAACAGATTGATGATAAAGGCTCCTGCTGCTGTAATTGCTCCAGTAATAATTCCAACTGCAGAAAGGGAAGCCCCTGTGAATTTGTTAATTGCCGCAATTACTGCAAAGAATGCCGCCACAAGCAGCATCACGCCCATAATAATAAGCGTTACAGGATTGGCTGCCATAACCGCATTTAGAATTGCTTGTGCTGCTGCCCATGCTTTGGTTGCTACTGTCACGCCGTTGACTGCAATTTGATATGTCAAGAATGCTCCAACAACACCTAAAACCAATGGTCCTATGATTTCAATATTATTGGCTGTCCATGAAATCAAATCAAGGACAGGCTGCAGGGCAATCAGTGCAATGTTTTGCATCTGTGTCCAAACCTGTCCCCATGTCATTGGCATACTTTCAAACTGTTGATTGACGCTTTCTGTTGCGCTCAGCATGGCATTTTTTACAATTTCTGCTGTGATCTGTCCTTCAGATGCCATTCCCCTGATTTTTCCAATCGGCACATTCAGATAATCTGCAATCGACTGAATGACATTCGGTGCCTGCTCAAATACAGAGTTCAGTTCCTCACCACGCAGGACACCGGATGCCATTGCCTGTGTCAGCTGCAGAGTTGCTGCGGCTGCTCCCGCCTGATTTGCTCCAGCAATAACAAACTGTTTGTTGAGCGTTTCTGTAAACTGGATCAGTTCATCATTGGTTTTGAACGCATCTCCAGCCATCAATCCCATCTGTGAAATTGCCTGTGCAGTGTCAAGATAGGATGCTCTGGAACGCTGTGCGCTCTGCATAATTTTTTCTTCCAGAGCCTCTACGCTTCCGCCATCATCTACAATCATTGTAAGCCTTGCTGTAGTGCTGGTCATTCTGTCAGATACACCAACCAACGTTTTTATGCCTTGTATTCCGGCATAAGCTCCCACCATGTTTTTCAAGGTGTTCATAAAACTGTTTGCCTGTCTGCTTCCTGCATTCAGACTGTTGTTCATTTTATTCTGCTCGTTGGTTGCTTTTCTGATAGAATCGTCCCAGGATTCCATTGCAAGGCTGGCTTTTATGACTTCTTGCCTTGCCTGCTCGATCCTGCTTACATCAATTGCCTGATTTCCGGCTGCTTGCATAGATTGAAATGTATCTAACACAATGTTCAAGGCATTGTTGATGCTTTTGAGAGGTCCGGAAACGCCGTCATAAAGCTGGATTGCAGTCTGTATTGTTGCCATTTCTTCCCCCTCCTATCTGCTTTTACGTTGACGCTCTATTTCTTTTTGCTGTTCTCTTTCCTTTTCTGCCCTGACAAGAATGGAAGCTGCAATAAAAGCCTTTTCTTTTCGTGACATTTTTAAATATTTGGACGGAAGGATGTGAAGCTCCTGTAGACAATAATGCGCCACATTCGCATCCGGGTCCCCGTCCAATATCAGTTTTTTGCCGTTTCAATTTCTGCGTTCATTGACAATTCATAGCCACACAGATTTTGC